GGGCGGAAGATGCGCCAGGAGCTTGAGTCCAGTGGCAAGGGGACGGCCGTCCTGATGCAGGGTCTCGCGGTCGAACAGGGCACTCGGTCCGAGGATGAGTTCGACAAAGACCCGTACCTGTTGAACCTGGCGAACGGGACGCTGAACCTCCGCACACGTGAGTTCTATTCACATCGGCCGGAGGACATGCTGACCGGGATCAGCCCGACTGTATACGATCCGAACGCGACGGCCCCGGCCTGGCAACGGTTCCTCGACAGCGCCCTGCCTGACAAGGACGTCCAGACCTACTTGCGTCGGATGCTCGGTGCCACGCTGCCCGGGATGACTCTGTCACAGAGGGTCTTGGTCTTCAGCGGTCGGACGAGGGCGGGCAAGGGCACGGCCATCCGGGCGTTGTTCGCCGTCCTCGGTCGGGACTTCTCCGGTGAACTGCGCCGCGAAGTGATCATGAAGTCCAGCCGGTCCAGCTCCGAACACCAGACACAGGTGATGTGGCTGAAGGGCCGCCGGTTGGCGTCGGTCAACGAGACGAACGAGGGTGAGGAGTTCGACGCTGCCAAGCTGAAGACGCTGTCCGGCGGTGACGAGATCACGGCCCGAGGGATGTACCAAGATCAGACGACGTTCAAGCCCACGCACAACCTGATCCTCAGCACGAACGCCCTGCCCAACGTCGACAGTTCGGACCTCGCGCTCTGGGGTCGACTGAGGGTGATCCCATTCCGCCAGTCGTTCCTTGGTCACGAGGACGAGACTCTCGACGAACGTTTGCAGATGGAAACGAGTGGGATCCTCAACTGGTTGCTTGACGGACTCAAGGATTATGAGGCCGTCCGGGAGGGCGAGATCCCGAAGGACGTGGACCGGGCCAAGTCGGACTGGCAGGAGGCAGGGGACAGCGTGGCATCGTTCGCCAAGGACATCCTGGGCCAGGCCATCCCAAAAGACGGACGCCTCACTAGGGGCGACATGAGGGCCCGATACGACGAGTGGTGCCACCAGGCCGAGGTGGAACCGGTCGGTCCGAACACAGGGAAGTTCAAGACCGGACTGGAGGCCAAGGGGTTCCGCGAGTACCAGGTGAAGGCCAGCGTCGATCCGAAGCGCCCGAGGTACTGGACGCACGACAACTGGGGCGACGTTGCACAGGGTAACCGGGTAGTTCAAACTTCAACATCTGGAACCGGACGTGGAACCGGACTGGAACCGGACGTGGAACCGGGCCTGACCTGCGTGGAACCGGACGAACTGGATGGATTGCAAACTTTGCTCACGGGGACTTCCGTTGTTACGCTCCGTGAGACCCTGGCCATGATCAACAACGGTCGGGCCCGGATGACTCGGCAGGGTGCCCTCTGACCCGGTTCGTCCAGTTCGTCCAGTTCCATCACGCTTCGATGTAAGGTTTTCGCAGGTCAGGAATTTGTAGCTGGAACAGGGTTAATTCCGATCGTCCGGTTCCGGTCCGGTTCCACCCTGTTCCAGTGACCCCGGTCACACTCTCTCATCTGGTAAGGTGGCTGCATGGACATCTTGGTTGCTTGTGAGTACAGCGGCATCGTCCGGGAGGCCTTCGTTCGTCGGGGCCACCGGGCGATGTCGTGCGACATCCTTCCCACCGAGTTGCCGGGCGAGCACTACCAGGGCGACGTTCGGGACGTCCTCTACTCGGACTGGGACATGGTCATCGGGTTCCCGCCGTGCACCCGGCTGAGTTCGGTCGGTGCACGGTACTGGCCCAAGTGGCGGGCAGACGGCAGTCAGCAAGAAGCCATCGACTTTTTCATGTTGTTCGCCAACCATCCGGCCTCGAAAGTCGTGGTCGAGAATCCGGCAGGGGCGATGTCGAAGGCCTGGCGGAAGGCGGACCAGTACGTCAACCCATGGCAGTTCGGCCACCCGTGGAAAAAGCGAACAGGTCTCTGGTTGAAGGGGGTGCCCCCGCTTGTCCCGACGAACGTTGTCGTGCCGCAAGGTCACTGGGTGGACGGGGGCACGATGTCCAAGGGAGGGCGCACGGGCCGCAGTGAGGGGGCGTATGCGGGGGCATCGGCCAAGTCCAACGGCCAGCGGGCAAAGGAGCGCGCGAAGACGTTCCAAGGCCTGGCAGATGCAATGGCCGCCCAATGGGGGTAGTGACCCCGGTCACATTCTCTCGTCACAGGGTTGACGGGGATGCTGGGCCGGGCGTACTGTTCATCTTGTTCGACCAACCGCCCCACTGAAGGAGAGATCGAGATGGCGAAGCTCAGCGCAGCCCAGATCAAGGCAATCGAGTACGTCTGGTCCTACGAGAACGAGCTGAACCCGGAGGTCCGCCCGAACACCTGGGCCTCTCTGGTCAAGGCGGGCCTGATCACCCGGGGTGCGGAGGTCAAGGTCACCACGGACGGACAGACGGCCTACTTCGCCTCGACCGGCCGTGAGCTGCCCCTCAGGTACAAGTCCGTCAACGAGCACAAGACCCAGGCCGACAGGGCTCCCGGCAACCCGTACACCGGTCCGACGAAGGGTCGCATGGTTGTGAACCCGGTGCCCACGAAGATCGGTTCGATGAACCCCGGCCCGACGTTCGTGGAGCGCCCGAACACCGTGCACGGTGGCCACACGGTCGCCCAGGTCGATGGCCTGATCGAGGGCTACCAGAAGCGCGGGCTCACGGACGACGAGATCAGCGCGCGTCTGGACGAGTGGCACCTGAAGGCCAACCGGGCAGACCGTCGGTCCCAGGGCCACGCTCGCAAGGTGGCCAACCGTCTCGACATGCGGAAGGCCCCCAAGAAGTTCTGACCAAGATCATCGGGCGGCCTGGCACCGACGACCGGGCCGCCCCGACCACCCTTGAAAGGAACCGTGCCATGATGACCGCCGAGCAAGCCCTTCGCCAGTTCACCGCCGTTGACAGCCCGGACATGGTGGCTGACGTCCTCCTGGACATGGGGATCACGGGCCGCCCCCGTCAGTACACCTGTTGCCCCGTGACCCAGTACCTCGAACGATTCTGCGGCCCGGGTTGGAAGGCCAGTCAGATGGTGGTCTGGAACGACCGGGACCCTGTGACCCGTTTGCCCGCCGTCGTGGGCCAGTTCATCGCAGGGTTCGACCGGGGCGACTACCCTATGTTGGAAGGATAGATAGCCAATGGATCTTTCAGAAGGACAGCAGGCGACCCTGTCCGCCCTCGACCAGTTCGACGAGTGCACGACGGCCGACGAGGTGGCCCAGGTGCTCCGTGAGAAGGGCATCAAGGGCGACCCGATGATCGCGTGCTCTTGTCCCCTGGCGAACTTCCTGGACCAGGAGACAGGCGACATGGTCCACTTCGTCACCACCACGACGATCGATCGGGGCATGGACTGGTCCACCGCGATTCCGGAGCCCCTTCGTCAGTTCGTCCTGGCGTTCGACCGCAACGGCTACCCGGACCTGATCACCCGTTCGGACGCTTGACCCGCCGTCGCCAACCGAGTAACGTAGTCCTTGCAAGCGAAACGCCAAACGACAGATGGAGATCGAAATGGCGAAGGATCCGCGCGAAGAGGAGAACCAGGCCGAGAAGGACCGGGAGAACGCGGCCCGGTGGCTGGCCTCCAAGAAGGTCCAGGACGAGATCGACCGAGTGGCCGCCGAGCTGAAGAAGCAGCATGAGGCGGAGCAGAAGAAGAACGAGGGCAAGTAGTGTCGGGCGACGGCGCGAACTGCCCGATCTGCGGACGACTGATCACCGGGGACGGACCGGCTGACGCTGGAAAGAACATGGGTGACCACCTCCGCGACGAACACGGGAACGAGCGGAAGAACTGACAGACGCCCGGCCCTCAGATGGTTTGAGGGCCGGGCCCACCAAGAGGGTAGGAGATAGTTAGCATGGCAAACGAAAAGGATTGGTGCCCGATTTGCAAGATGGGCGTCAACGACATCGTCCGGCACAACTCCATCGTCCACCCGCCTCCCCCGCCTCCCGAGGAACTGGTTCCGTGGTCCGAGAGGGATGATCGGTAACCGCAGGGTTAGTCCGTTCGAGTGACATGCGCCCCGACCGCTTGACTCCCGGGCGGTCGGGGCGTAGTGTTGTCCTTACAAGAGCAAGACAGGGAAACGGACCAGGGAGTTAAGATGATCGTCCTCCACGTTCGCAAGGACAAGTACAGCCGAGTCACCCGGAACGCGTACGCCGGATCCGGTCACGCGTCCCTCGCCCTGATGTCGACCAAGATGCACCGGGCGGCAGGGTACCAGGTGGCGGCCACCGTCGAGCGGCTGGACAGCACCCCGGACGAGTGGGCCACCCCGACCCGCTGGGCCTAGTGACTCAGGTCACAGGGGGCCAGGTGTTGACAGCCCTGGCCCCCGGGTGTAGTGTTGTCCTTACAAGAGCAAGACGGACAGACACAAGGAGCCCGACATGGCGATCGTCATCAAGACCGACAACCTGACCCACCAGGCCGTGACCGACGCCCAGGGCAACGTGATCCGGATGGCGTGCGCCGCTCTCCCCAAGAAGTTCTGGACCGCCACGACCGGTGAAAAGTACGACTGGATCAAGGTCGGCCGCTCGTACCAGTGGATCCCCTCCGCCGACGGCCGTGTGCAGGAGGACGCCACCTGCCTCAAGTGCTCCCGGTAGTCTGCACCGGCCGCCCGTGAATTGGTCCGGGCGGCCGGGTTGACAGTCCGATCCGGCCCGTGCTACTGTTCAGTCAGTACCGAACACCAAACAACCTAGGAGACCGAGATGGTTACGTACACCGAGACGATCACCCCGGCCAAGTTCAACGGCGCGAAGGACTGGAACGTCGGGATCCTCTCTCACCTGGTTGCCGCCCTTGCTGGAGCACCCGTAGCAATCCAGCTCAGCTCGAACGGCCACACGGTGATCGGGGCCAAGCTGACTGGTGTTTCGGGTGGACGGGGCGGCTACGACTACCCTCACCTGCACGTCGAGATCGACGTCCACACGACGGCACACTTGATCTTCACCCTGGGCGACGTGATCATTCCTCTCGACCGCCCGGCTGTGGGACTGTCCTACTCGTCGAACGCCATCAAGTCGATGAGTGCGGAGCAGTCCAAGGCCCTGGCGAAGGTACAGGCAGAGAACCCGGGCAGCCGTGAGTGGTGGGGTCGCTGGTCGTTTCGCCACGGTCTCGGGTACATCACCGTGATCTACACGCCGATCAAGACGAACCCGGCGTTCGCGGACAAGTGGCACACGGACGAGACGTTCAACGTGAGCACCCGCGATTTGTGATCTTGGACGACAAATAGCCCCACCACCTGATCACCAGGTGGTGGGGCTATCGTGCTGTCCGATGTTAGTTGCTTAGCCTAACTAACTATCAGACGTTCGGGTTCAGACTCGCGGTATCCGGGTCACCGATCTTGAACGCTGCGAGGGCCTTCAGGACGGAGTACAGGGCGGCCGAACCAGCGGCTACCGCGACACCCTGCCACGACTCCAGGTTGATCAGGTTGAAGCCCGCCGCAGTCACGACACCCAGGGCAGCCTCGGCCGTGGTCGACACGACACGTTCGATCAGGTCACGGACACGAATGGAAAGACTCATTGGTTATTACCTCTTCCTTGTTCGCGCATTGACTGGATCTCAGACAATGCATTGGAAAGCTGAATGTCCATCTGTTCCATTCGGCCACGCAATGAACGGATTTCCGAGTGAGCCGCATTCAACTCTTCTCGAAGGGACTTGCTCATCTGCTCACTGATGGTCAACTGATCAGACAGACTCTTGGACCGGGCCTCTTCAGCCTGGACCCTCTCGTGCAGGCGGACCGCTTCAGCCGGGGTCAGGCTCAGGAGCTTCGTCAGTTCGTCCACCTCCTGAGCCCGGCCCTCCCGGCGGGACTTGATCCGGTCTGCCTTGGGCTGGACGAAGTAGGACAGGCTAGCCTTAGCCACAACGCCGATCCCCAGGAGGCCGCCAACCTGACTGACGTAGCCCAGGATCTCGGTAAACGCCATCAGGTCACCCTCTCTTGCTCTTCTTGGGTCTGAGCTGGATCGCCCGGACCGCACATGCCAGGGTCAAGATCAACAGGAGAAGGGTTGTAGTGACCGAGGTTCCGAGGGCCCAGAGCGCCACGCCATAGATTCCCCAGGCGGACATGATCGAAATCAGGCCGCCCGTCCATAAGCCCCGCCCTGCCGAAGTGTCGCCCCGCCCGAGGGTCAGGAGGATCCCGAACAGGGCGGCCAGGCCACCGAGGAAGAGGAGAAGGAAGTAGACCGTCGCATTGCTGCCCCAGACGGCCGTCAGGGTCGCGTTAGGCTCTCCCTGCCCGTACACCCCGGCGGCCCCGATCACCGTGGCAGCGGCGACCACAGCGGCCTCAAACGGGTTCATCTTGCGCCACATCATCAAGGGCCAATCCGCTTGATGATCATGAACGAACATTGGTCCGTACCATTGGCGAACGTACTGGCGGCAACCGCGCACTGGCCCATCATTTCGATGTAGTCCGTGGTGCCGTTCATCTGGAACGTTGTCGGGGCAGCCTGGCACGTGTTGGCCGCGAAACCCTGGTTCACGGTGAACGTCGCGTTGTACGGCGAACGGAGCGACGTTACCCCATTTTTCCAGAACGCACAGATCAACCCGGTATCGGTCGCAATCGCACCGTTCATGCTCAGCATACCGATGCACTCGTACTCACCCGCGACGTTCGGCGTGTACCGACTGGTGTTCGTGGTGGTGGAGTGCCCGTTGATATTGTCCTGGTCCTCTGCCGTCATGGTGATTGCGGTCCAGGTATTGGCCGCCAGGCTCTGGGTCGCCCCGGTGACCTGGCGGGCCCTGAGCCTGGGAACCACGGCAACCCCGGCGGCCTCCAACACGGCAACCCTTGCACGGAGGTCCGTGGTCTGGGCCGTCACGGTACCGGTCGTGACGTTGGTCGTGTTGTCCACGCCACTGCCCAGCCGGTCCGAGAGTCGCTGGTTGCCGATGCCCACGTTGCCAGAGGTGTTCGTGGTCCGGTTCTCCAAGGTGACCAACCGGGCTCGAATGTCCGTGGTCTGGGCCGTCACGGTGCCCGTGGTGACGTTGGTCGTGTTGTCGACACCGCTTCCCAGACGGTCCGAGAGTCGCTGGTTGCCGATACCGACGGCCCCGGACGTGTCGGTCGTTCGACTTTCGACCGTGTCCAGGGCCGTCGATTCGGCGTTCACCCCGTTGACCAGTTCGTTCCAGGCCGTCGCGGTGACCAGGAATCCGGTCAGCCGAGTTGGTATTGAGAGGGCCATTTCAGTGACCGCCTTTCCTGTTTACGAGAGGTAGGTGTTATCCCCTAGTTCGCTGAACTCCGAAATACCCAGTAGCCAGGATCCCGGAAGAACCGTGAGCCGGACTGCCAGGGTTTGTGAGTAACCCTCACTTGTGGACCAGGTGTCCGTGCGCCCGATGATCTGGGCAATGACCACGTCCACCCCGCCGTCTGGGTCCTTCAGCTCAACCAGGTCGTAGACTTCTCGACGAGGGTCGCCCGGCACCGTCAAGTCATCGGCACGCGGGATGTTTCGGTTCGCCCGGTTCAGGAGAGACTGGAACGTCGGTTCCAGAGTCCAACTGGACGAGTGGAACTGGGACTGCGGGAGGGACAGCGAATGGTCGCCAGGGCCGATAGAGCGCCGGATTGAGGCATCCAGACGGTTGTACATCCCGGGCACGATCAGCGAACCACGGGTGGGCGGCTCACTGGGCGCACCTCCGCCGATGGCCAAGAACACCTTCTGCGTGTGAGCGTTCTCGATCCGCAGACCGAACGACGTCTGTCCGTTGCCAATCGGAATGATGGCCGCGTACACGGGCAGCGTTGTCACGGCACTGGGTGGGCCATTCCCTGCAAACCCGTTCTCTTGGCAGGCCATGAACCCGGACCAGCCCCACGTGTCCTGTCCACCTTCCCAGGACCACCAGTGACCGCCACCCCCACCACCGGGCGGAGGAACGATGTTGAGGTACCAGTATCGAGAGGAGCTGATGAACAGGTCATCTGCGGGCACGGTGTAATTGATGTTGGACGAGGCGTTGCACCGGAACTGCCATGGGTCCGTGCCCCGGTAGACCACGCCGAACGCGCCCTGACCACGTTGCTCCGTGTACAGGATCGTATTCCGAATGGAGTCAGAGGAGCTGCTCAACGAGATACCCATCATGGCATCCCCGTTGATCTCCTGGCGAGGATCCGTCAATCGGTTCTCCAGTGCTTCGAGAACCTGTTGGGGCACGATCCGCAACCCGCCGTAGTTGTCAATCCACATGGCCATCTGGAATGCGGCGGCCATCTCGGTCAACAGACCCCAGGCGTCCACCTCGTTTCGTGCCGGAATGTAGGTGACCCGGGGCATCGACTTGCCCAGTTCCTTCGAGTCGCCGAACGTGATGAAATCCGTTTCACAGAATTTCGTCCCGTCGTAACCGGCATTGATGATGGCGAAGTCCTTTCGCCCGTAGGACGTATTGGACCACGTCGGAATCCTGGTGTTCGTGGAGATAATCGACGTGCGCCACAGTTCGGCATTCAGCCACCCTGCCCCGGCTCCCCTGTTCCATACACGGGCCAACGGGAGGTAGAGATCCATGCCCGGGTAAAGGCGAGGATAGGTCGACAGGGTGCCAGAGGACGAGGTGGTCTGAAGGACGTTGTCATACCAGATGCGGCTGTTTGCCGGGTTCTGGAAATCGACCTCCCAGGACACATAGATCAGGCCGTTCTTTGTCGTCGGGGTCGCGACCGTCAGGGTCCGACTCAACGGCGTGGTGACGATCGAATCGTCCTTGATCAACAGCGTGGTGTTCGATGCCCCGACCGTCAGACGAATGAGGGCCGAGTCCGTTTCGTCCACCGTGCCAGTGACGCCCGGGCCGGACATGAACACATCCTGCCGAACGAATGCCCCCGAATCGCCTGTGGGAATGTTGACCCAGAGGCCGCCATTCATGTATCGAACGTCGATGTCCGGGTGGATCTCGACCGTTGTCCCGGATTGCGAGTAGCAGTCGAACAGGTCCGAACTCGACCCGGCAGACTGGGTCGTCCGGTGGTAGGGAGAGGGGAAGCCAGGTCCGCCGTAGGAGGCAACCGGACGATCGGTCGTGCCCGCGCCCCAGTTCGAGGGGTAGACGTACTGGCTGATTCCCTGACTCATGTACGTGTACGAAGAGTCCGCCGACCCCAGTGCGCCAACCTCGGGAATGAGGCCGCCGTATCCGCTGGAGAACCAGATACATCCGTCACGAGGATCCGGGCCGGGGACGGCCTGGCACTGGCGCATGACGTTCTGGAACAGGTACGCCGCCGTCAGGGGCGCATTCTCCATTCGATCTTCGGCCGGGATGTCCCATCCACTGATGTGCGGCAGTCCGCGCTTGGTGTTCGTGACCCGGGCCCACCGAGGAAGGGTAACCTTTTTGCCCAAGAGGTGGAGGTTGTTCTTGGCCACGATGGTCACCGTGCCCTCAACCCGGTTAACCGTGTAGGTGTCGATCCATCCCGTGAACCGTCGGGTCTCTTCCGGCCCGGTCTCGGTCATCGTGATGTTGATCAACTTGACGGCGGCCCCTTCGAGAGACTGGCCATGGTACGGAGAGGTCCGGTTCCACGGGCTGAAGACCTTCCACAGGGGCGAGGACCCGACGTCCGTCAGATCGCTCGCCAGGCCGCCGAACGTGGCCGTCAGGACCGTTGAGCTGAACGTGGGCCGCCCGGTCACCTCGTCCGGCAGGCCGCTGTCCACGTCGTCTGAGCACTGGACCGAGATCAGTTCGTCGGACGTGAGACGGGAGCCAGGGTTCCCGCCAAGGTCGAACGTGTCGTCCTTCAGCCAGTCGATCAGGAGAAGGGGCCGGACGATGCGCTCTTGTCCAGGTGCCAATGCCCCGTCCAAAGCGGCACTCGAATATTGCAACATTAGCCTGACCCCTTCCTATTGCCTGATTACATTTCGATCATTGTCAAGGTGGCATCACGTGCGGGCCACAGAGAATCCGTGTACGCCAGGTCCGTCAAGTAGACGACCGGGACGCCCTTGCCCAGATTCCAGGCCGTTCGGGTGTCGCCCTCTTCAAGTTGCATGGCGGCAATGTCAATCGTTGCATTGTCCGCCACGCTGATTGTCGGAACGATGTGCGGCCAACCCGACGGAACGACAACCTGGGTCGATGCCCAGGCCCACGTGGTGCTGGACAGGGTGGCATTCGTGGTGGCCGGTTGGCTGGTGTTGTCGCCATCTTCGCGCCGCCACCCGAATGTCAGTTGGTTCTCGGCCGGATTCACACCTGCGAACGTCCGACGGTAGAGACACGACAGGGTGTATGTCCGGCCCTCGATCAACGGGACCCGCGACCAGGCCGTACCCGTCGACGGACTGGGATCCCCCTCCGGATAGCAGTACTCGTATCCGCCCCCGCCCACGTTGTCCAGTTGCGTGTACCACGTCAATCGGGGAGTCAGGGGATAGAGGGCATCCTGGTCCGGACGCTGAACTGTGAAAACGTTCACATCGATCAGCCCGGACAGCGGGAAGAACGGCTTGACGGTCTCCCGGGCAGCGTGCACCGATTGGGCGGACGATGCGGCGGCAGACAAGAGGTTCTTCCGGTGGGGCAGGATCAGGCGAATCGGGCGCTTCCTGGTCCGCATCAAGGAGTAAAGCTGGTCCAGCAAGGAAGCATCGGCGTCCGATATATCCTCGGCAGTCCAGATGAATTCCATTCGCTGGCCCTGGCTGTCGATGGTGACGGCCCCACTGATGCCCCGTTTCTGGGCCCCGTACTTGACCGGGTGTTCGGTGAATCCGCCATCTTCCGGGATCACCAATGCGTACATCTGTCCCGCCGGACCGATCATGATCTCGTCTTGTGACATGGTGATCTCCCGTCTGAATCCCGGGGCGTCTTTTCACGGACGCCCCGGGACACTGATTATCGGCGCGTGTATCGCAGGCCACCCTGTGCGGCAGCCTTGAACACACCATTCGAATCGATCTGGAACGTGGCCTCACTAAGACCCTCGCGCACAGCATCGGCAACCCCATCGCGGGAAGCCCCGGCATCGACGGTCAGGGCGTGATCGACCGACCCGTCCACCATTGCGCCCATGCCCTGATCGAACGAGGCAAATGGCACCTGTGCGGCATCGGTCATGGCCTCAACCTCACGCTGAGCCATGAACGCATTCTGCCGGATTCCCTTGGCGAAGTCCTCGGCCAACGCACGGCCGGACCAGAGGGTGTACCCCTTGCCCGAGAATGCGCCCTCCTTGGCAGGACTGAAGGGGAACAACCCACGAAGGGTACTCATCAGTCCACCAACGATAGCCTTTGCTTCACCAAACTTGCGCTGGATCCCGTCAATGAATCCGCCGATCAAAGCCTTACCGGCATCAATCAACAGGTTGCCAAGTCCACTGAAGACTCCGGACGGAAGTCCCTGCAACCAGTCACTGATCTTCCCGGACCACTCGCCGGAGCCATCCCCGAACAACGCAGTGACAGCCTTGATGGCCAGATCAACCGGAGCCTTGACGATGTTGATCAGGGTATCGAGGATACCGCCGATGACCTTAACGGCACTCTCGACGATCTCCCCGGCACCCTTGAACGCACGATCCCAGTCTCCGGTCAGGAGACCGACAACCAGATCAACTACGCCCTTGACCCAGAGAACAATGCCCTCGAAGATCGGTCGGATTCCGTCGATCATTTCGACCACGGAATCCTTGACATCTCCGAACACAGGGATCAGCCGGTCCACGAGGATTCCGACAAACGGTGTGACTTCCTTCACGAGGTCGATCCACATCTGGGTTAGATCCAGGAGCATCGGAAGCAACTCGGGAAGGATCTCGATCAGACGGGGCAGGGCCTCGGCAACCAGCTTGGCCAACTCAGGAAGCAACGGAATGATCGCATCCAGAATGTCGGTGAAATTCTGCACCAGTTCCGGAAGCAAAGGGACCAAGGTTTCCAGGGCCACAAGCAAGGACTCACCGAGAACCCGGGCCACCTCGACCAGCGTGGGCAGGGCATCGGCAATCGCCCCTGACAGGAGTTCGCCCATCTGGGTCAATGCTTCCAAGAACTTAGGAAGAATCGGCATCAGGGCTTGGAGTGCCGCGACAACGACATCCGCGATCACCTGGGCCAGTTCCAAGAGCACCGGGGCCAAGGCCTGAATGCCTCCGGTCAAGATCTGCCCGAACACACCGACCAGATCAATCAACGGAGGGACGAGTGCTTCGATCACTGGACTCAGAGCGATGACGGCCGCACCGAGAACCTTGGCGAACTGGTAGGCGACGGTCCCGATCAACGGGGCTATCGCCTCCAGTGCCTTGCCCAACGGCTCAATGGCAGGCTTCAACGCGTTGAAAGCAAGTCCGATTGCCGGGCCCAACTTCAACAGGGCCGGACCGATGAACTCAGCGACGACCCGGGCGATTTCGGAGATCAGGGGTAGGAGCCCCTTCATCACGCTACCAATCGCCGTGAAGATGTCTTCGAGCAACTTGGCACCCTCGGCCGAGTTGAAGAAGTCATCCATTGCCCCGGTGATGTTGTCCAGGATGACCAGGAGTCCGCCACCAGTATTTGCCCCGGCCTGGAATACGGACTCGATAATCCCGGCCACATTCCCGATGACCCGGAAAAGGGCCTGGAACTGGTCGATCGCCTGGTTAATCAGGTCCTTCAGTTCGCCAGTCTCACGGACACGAGAGGCCCAGTCCGCGAATCGCTGGGCAGCCTCTTCGAAACCACCCGTGAGACCGGGCAGCATGGACGATGCCACGGTGCCGATATCCCGGAAGCCTTCGAGAATGGGAACGATGCCCTTGCGGATATTGGCCAGTGCGCCCTCGGTCCCCTGAAAACTGATCTTCAGATCGTCGAACGTCTTGTCCGACTTGGCGAACTGAATGACGTCCCCGGCCATCCCGTTGAAGACCTTGGCGATACCCTCCAACGGGGCTCGAAGCTTGGGCAACAGGGTGGACCCGAGGTCCCGAACCTGGTCCGCCAGTCCGGTGAACAAGGCTTCCTGTACGCCGAGCTGAAGGTCCTCGAAGGCCGGGCGCAGATCACGGAGAGCGCGTGCCGTATCCCGGGCGGCCGGGGCCAACTTCTCTAGCGCCTTTTCGAACTTCTCCGGATCTTCCATCTCCTTCAGGGCGTCCGAGAACCCGATCATGCCGAGCTTCAGGACACCGATCGCCGTCGCCCCGGACAGCATGACACCAGGCAACAGGGCAACAATCGGGATGATCTGGGAGATCGACGTCACGGCCGCCGCGCCACCGGTCGTCAGGGCGAAGAGGGACGTGGACAGGGCCCCGATCTTCAGGGCCGTTGCACCGACCCCGGCCCCCATCTTCAGGGCGGACGTAGTCAGACGGAGCAGCGAACCGGACGACCCGTCTGCACCCTTCGAGACGTTCTTAGTCTCGACCGTCAGTGCCTTGAGCGCCCGGTCCGCTGTCCTCGTGTCAATGTCAACCTTGGCCTTGAGTTCCAGTTCACGCGATCTCACGTAGTCCTGGAAAGCCGCAATCTGGACTTTCGCCTTCTCGGTATTGACCTTCCCGATTTCGATGTCCACCGTAATCTTGGTGTCGATCTTACGGATTTCCTTCTCAAGCTCAGCCCGGAAACCCCTCATCTCGGGAATGATCCGAACGCCAATGCTGTCAACGATTTCCACGAACGGTCACCTACTTCAGTCGATGTTGATTTCCGGTGCCCGTCCAGTTGCCGTGATTGCACGGACGATCGGGAGGAAGGAACCCTTCTTGTTTGCCTTGGCCAACTTTCGCCCAGGCCAATCGATTGGCTTGGGGGGTGTCAGCTTGGCATTCTTGCCGCTGTGAGACTTCACGTAATTGAACCCGATCATCTGGGTTTGTTCGAATGTCATGGTCGCAAGCATTCGATCCCAGGTCCAGCCGAGGTGCTCCCGGCCGCCCTTGTAACTGGCGTAGAATTGACAGTCGTCCGGCAACCAGTGAATCAGGTCCACAACCTCTGACGGCGTGTGCGTCTCGTACAGACAGGTCATGAAATCCAACCCGTAGTACTGCTGAAAGGACGCCGTCAGAGCTGGACCATGTTCATCCCGTAGCCGGACGATCAGTTTCCCTCGGGAGCCTGAGTCTCTTCCTGGTAGACCTTGAACACCTGGGTCACGACAGCCAGGTCCAGACCGGCGGTCCACTGACGGAACGCGGTAGGCTTGTCCGACAGGACCGCCATCACGTCCACCAGGAGTTTCTTGATCTCGGACGGGCGGGACTCCCTGTTCTTGTCCTTCTGGTACTCCGTCAGCTTGTCCTGGGCCGCCGTCAGCTTGGCCATCTCGGCATCGGACAGTCGGAGAGTCGACCTCAGGGTGCAGAGGACCTCGTCCGTTTCGACCCCGTCAACCTCGTTGTTGATCTTCAGACCCTTGTGCGCCTCGTCGGCCTTGGCCCGGAAATCGGAAAGCGTGTAACCCATGTGAATGCAACTCCTTTGCAATTGGCCTGACTGCCTGATAAGAGACGGCCCGTCCACTCAGGCAAATGGACGGGCCGTCAGTCGGGCACCCCTACTCGGAAAGAAAGGAGGGGTTAGAAAGTGCAGTGACACACAGGCGGACGACAGCCGCTCTCGTGGCACTTGGACATCAGTTCGCGCGGAACCAGGAGGTGATCCTCACAGCCGTAGACCATCGTGTCCGCCTCGGTGATGTGCTCCGGGAGGTCCCCGGAATCCTTGAACGCCTGGACCTCTTCCGGAGTGCACCAGCGGGTCCACGCCCTGAGGGAAGGCTCCGAACAGTCAGGAGCCGAACACTGGCTCACGGGTAGACCAGCAACGTTTCGCTGATCCACTTGAACTTGGGCACCGTGAGCGGGGTGGCCGAGTCCAGGATCGTCGCGCGGAGAGGGAGCAGGATCGCGTTCTCCACGTCCTCGGTCGAGATGGCATCGGCACCGATGATGTCAACCCGGGGAGCGTAGAACCCGACCCAGTTGCCGCCATCGTTGAACGTGAACAGGAGGGCCTTTCGGGTCGGCACTCCGTCGGAGGACGCCAGGACCTCGAACGCACCGGTCGTGGTGCCGCCCGTGCCGCCGTAGTACAGGGACAGGCATTCCCGGGTGAACTGCGACAGGGCGAACGGAATCGTCCGACCGATCTTGGACACCGAGGTTCGGATGGCCTTCTTGGACATCGAGCCCTTCACGGTGACCTCGCCACCGTCGAACTCAAAGTTCGGCATTCCGGTACCGTCGTCCAGGCCAAGGTGCCCGACGAGGGACCAGGCGACGGCCGGGGCCGCCAGAGCAACGTTGGTGTTGGCAGGGGCAGCGGTATCCTGGGTTGCCGTGTAGCAGAACGCGGTACCGGGAATGGTATAGCCCGCATCGACAAGTGGCATGTTTCACTTCCTTCGTGATTACGGGATTACCGGGACCGGTATCCGAATGTGTAGGTGCCGGAGCACCGTTTGACTTCAACGGGCAGACCGGATATCGCCTGGACGTACGGGCGGACTTCGGTCCGAGGACGGAAGATGTGCCCGTTGGCATATACCAACTGGTCATATCCGGCCGTGTACAAGATGCGCTGAATCCTCTGGGCGAAGATCACGGGCGCAATCGGGTACGTCCGGTGGGTAAATGAAATTACCTCACATCGGACGTTGGTCAGGTAAAGGGCCGATGGGGTCGAACCGCCCTGATCTTGGACCAGGATGAATTCGGTATCCGCGTCAACCTTGCTGAATTCGTTGTGACGCTGAGGATCGCTGGTCACGATGGCCGACGGGATGGCCGACTGGATGGCTGCGACAACGAACTCCATGGGGTCGCCGAACACGGGGATGGCCATCAGGCACCCGCCCCTCTGTCCGACGTGGGCAGGATCTTCAGACCCTTGACCCACTTACCCCAGGCGTAATGGCCGAACTGGATCGACATCGGAGCGCCCTCCTTCGTTCGGCTAAACAGGGAGATGATCCGGGTGTGGCGGTCGTGAATGACCTCGATCCCATGGTCACCCGACTTACGATGCGCGGCCAGGCGTGCGCGTGACTGCCCTTCGAGTTGTCGGGTGACCTGGGTAATCTTCCGCTGAACCCCGGCCATGTTCATCACCATGCGGTTGAACTTCTTCTGACCGCCAAGACGAGGAATCAGGGGAGGCATCGTTACTCCGATCAGTTCCAGTGGTCATCGTTGAACTGATCGTCACAACCCGAAGTATGCCAACCGGCATCCAGGCCCAAGACGTTCGGGTCCAACAGGAGGAAGTCCTCAAACGGACTCGGGTACGGATTGACGGCCGAGAACTCACTGAGCCCCAGTCGACGCCACTCCTCGCCCCGGACCGTCACGTAGCCCGGTCGGCCGTCTTGCATCTCGACGATGGTCCCGGGAGCCGGGGTCACGGTGTCGATGCGATTGTGCAGACCGAGGGATCGGAAAGCGATGTCGCATTCAATCCCGATCACGTTCTGTTTGAACGTCAGGTCAAGACTGGTCTGAGTCAGGAGGGACGGAATCCGGACCATGATGGCGGCTTCCGCATCTTCCAACCGGGCCGTGATCGCCAGGCCCTCGTCAGGAAGAGGGGTTCGACCGAGTCGTTCGGTTGCGTCGGCCAGCGTTGCTACGGCCACCGGAGTTCTCCTCTTCGTCGTCGGCCACCAGTTCCCAGGTGCCCCGTGCGATCATGACCCCGGCCGACTTCTCGTCAACCTCGATCACATTGTCCGGGCATTCGAGCGCCCGAATCTTGACTGTCTCTGCCATGTTCTTCCATGCTCCTTGTTCGAAGGGACTGGGGACTAACGCCCCGGCCCTCTATAACCAGTGGTCAGAGGGCCGGGGCGTCAGAATCAGGTGGTGCTGGAACCCAGGGTGAACTTGACGAACGATGCCGGGCTGAGGAGCTTGAAGCCCACCAGAGCCTCGACACGGAACAGGGTCAGGTTGTTCTGGAACGCGGAGATCGTGTTCCCACCCTGGACGAACGAAGCCTCGGTGGACGTCGCGTAGGACAGATCACCGAGCATTCCCCAGACGGCCCGGGACCAGTCACCCGCGTAACCGACCACGTCGGCCGCTGCCAGAGCACCCGCCTTCGGGTTGACGCGCTTGCTGAAGTCCGCCTGGTGGCCCAGCACACGGCCGGGACGGTTGCCCGTGTACCCACCGCCGACCGGGACGTCCACGTACAGTGGACGGTTGTTCCCGTCAACGTCCGTGTTGAAGATGACCTCAACGCGGTTGTCCCACAGGGAGGCACCCCACTCCCGGTCATCATCCGCCAGGAGCTTCAGGCCGTTGTTGAGGCCGGTCCACGTACCGAGGTTGGAACCGGTGCGCGACGTCACGGCCGCCAGGCTCTGGAGGGTCGTGGTCTTGGTGACCCCGGCCATGGAGTCGGCCACCGTGGTACCGAGGCCGATCACGCCACCGAACGCCAGGGAGTCGAAGTCCCGGTTGAAGGAGGCGTA